CCGGCGCCGAGCCCTTTAGCGGACGCAAGGAATCCTTTTGTGGCCGTGTTCGCTTTCTGAACCCCGGCCGAATAGTGGTCAACCATTCGGAACTCGGTTACTAGGACTTCATCTGGCATTACAAGATCCCTCTTCGCCCGCTTTCAATCGCGAGAATTTCCGCACTGACCATATCCACTAACTGTCGTTCCTGCCGAGGCGTCAAGTCTTCGGGGTGGCAACCAAAGACCCGCCCACTCACCTCAATTTCTAAGGCAAGGAGCGGATTCGCCTTCAGTCTTTTTTTGCTTCGCCGTAAAGCTCGTTCTTCAGGTTCACCAAGAAATTGGAGCTGTACCAAGTGATCTGATCCATCACGTAAGAGATCAGGTGAGGGGCCGACGTCAGCCGCAACGCATCGACCGGGGTAAAGCCCGGTGACAGGCAAAGCCGGTGAAGCGTGAACGCCGCCTCTACGTTCTCTTGGCTTACCAGGTCCCCAAGTTCGCGGAATGGGGCCGGGAGAAGGTCATTGTTGCCCGCCTTCACCGCCGCCGCTTTTGCGTCAAGGAGTTGCTTGACAAAGCCCAATTTGTCTTTTTCGAAAGCCTTCTTTTCTGCGTAGGAGCCGAAGCCTTTGAAGGTCAGCCCCCCGCCGTTGGGCAAAGCAATTTCGAACGTTGTGGGAGCGCCAAACGCTTCAAGAAGCGAATCAACGTCTACGGCAACAGGGGTTTCAGGGCTTAGCGTTTGGCTCATTTGTTACCTCTTCCTTTTTCTCGCTCTCGGTCACATTTTGCGGCTCCTGAACTGTTTCACGTGAAACATCTCGTTTGCCGCCAAAACCGCCGTTTGCAGCGGGGTCATTCCAATCTGGTCTGATGTCGTGTCGTTCCATGTTTAGCTCGATGCCGCCAGCGTAACGGTGCTGTAAGTTACAAAGCTGTAGTTTTCTTCCACCAATTGCCCGTCGACGACCTTGAAAGAAAACGAATCAAAGACCGCGTTTCCGCTGGCTTTGATGCCGTGAGTATCGGACGCAAGCGCGTTCTGGAAGGTGAACGACACCTCCGTCGTCGGTGCGTTCAACGCCTTTTCGAGAATCGTACTGGTGCCGGTCGGGGCTGCCGGATAAGCGCCCGCTCCTGGATCTCCTCCGTCAAAAGACATGCTGATTTGCTGAAGCGCGTACCGTTGGCCCGTTAACGTCGCCTCATTCAAGTTCATGGCGAAGGTCAGCACGACCGAATTAACCGTGATGCTGACCGTTTGATCATTGTTTGAAAAGTCGGACCCGCCCAAGAAGTCGAATAGGGTTTTGGCATCGTCCGATTCAACGTCGATATCTACCGAGATTTGATAATCCTTAGCGGTGACTTGAGGCTTCCCGTACTTCTCCCCAACGCCTGCTTGCATCACGTGCTCAAACGAACCGGAGAGCGTGAAGCTCTTGAGCACGTTGAGGTAAGACACGCCGCCGATTGTGAATGCGGTCACGTTTACGTGAGAGACGCGCTGGCTTCCGCTGACGACCGAGGCAAGATCCACCGATAGTTTGCAGTTCGCCTTAACGCCTTGGGAATTCTTTCCGAGTCGAGCAATTAGCCCCGCGTCCTGCTTTTCGTTGGTCATCGAAAAGGTGAAGTTGGTCCCGGCGGCAACGAGCGCAATACCCCCAGCCGTGAAAATGCCGATGTCCTGTCCTGAGTAGCGTGTTGCCATTTTATGTTTTCCTGATTAGCTGACGATAGAGTTTTTGAGCGACGGCGAGACGTAGCTTGTGGCGTTTGCGGATAATCCCCTGCTTACCGCCACTAGAGTAGAAGCCGCGAGAGACCATCTTTCGGGTGCCGGTTGGCGAAAGAACAAAACGGGCGTATCGGATGCGAAAACCCATCTTCACCACTTGGTCTTTGCCTTGCGGTGGTGTCTCGAAATACGAACGCCGAAGGGCTCCGGTCTGCTCGTTGATGGGTAGCAGGTTGACCCGAAAACCACGCTTCCCGGCGAGACGCTTTGACGTCTGATTGCCGCGTTGAGCTAGTCCTTCCCGAGCAAACGGATGACCTGCCGCCCGAAGTTCACTCGTTTTAATTTGTCCGGCGGTGAACTCAAAGTGATCGTCTTTGCCGCCGTCGTACAGTTCTTTGTGAACCGTCTTAGCCGTGACTCCGACTTGAGCAAACCGTTTTTCCATTGCTGCACCAAAGGAAGCGATGTTCGTGTGCTGCGCCATGACTAGGGCCTCATCGTGCCGGTAATAGCGATTTGATAGGTTGCCCGCACTTCATAGGCCCTATCGTTCGTCCCGTCCAGCTCGTCGTACTCAATCGTCGGCACGTCCTGCAGCGTCCCGTAGCTTGGAGCCTTCAGCGTGGTCGAGCCCATGAGCGCATTAATCAAGTCGTTTGCCCGAGCGATCTTTTCGGATCCGATCAACGTGGTTGACGAACTGGAATACGCGAATCGTCCGGTAATCCGGATCTCGTACATATAGGTTTGTTCGGTCGGCGAACCCGATAACCGCGTCATGTTTGATATCGCCAGATGGGCATACGGAAAGTTATCCGCCGCGATTTGGGGCCGGTCGATCTCAATTTGAGCCGGTGACCAAGCCGTTTTGATCGCCGCCGCAACGTCAACCAAGACCGATTCGGTAAGCGGTCTTCCCATCAGTTATTAATCCTTTCAATGACGACCAAAGCGTAGTCGAGCGCCGTCGCCCCCTTGCTTCGTTTCATTGAATGCACGACAGAGTAAAGAATGCCTTCAAACGTGACCCGTGCCCCCTGAGGGAACTTGGTCAGGTCAGACGCCGCCGCAAAAATCCGAGCCGGGTTATTTAGCTGGACGCCAAAATCTTCAAACGCTCGCCCTGGCGTCAGCTTCTGGAAGTCACACGCCACGTTCACCGATGATCCAATCACTGGGTTTGCAGTCAGCTTCGTGGTCCCGTCAATCGCCGCCGTCTGAGGTGCCACCGCAACCGTGTTCGGGTACCGCCATGCCATTTAGCCAATCACCTTCATGTATCGCGCTACGGCCCGATCAAACACGCCGCGGAGCCGGGAAACGGTGTCATCCGCGCTGTACTTGACGCTTCGATCTCCCTGCTTTTCTTCGGCAACGGTGCCCGACTCGCCCGCTTGCTGAATCAGTAATTGCGAAGCCGCCCGCGAAAGGATTGCTTCAAACACCGCTTTGGGCATGGAGGACGCATACCCAAGCTTTCCGGTGATGAGGATCGAGCCCGGCTGAACGCTTGGAAGAGTCACGAAATCAATCGCTTCAACCGGTCGACCAAGCTGCGCGTATTGGTACGGTCGCGCCATGTAGTCATCAAATTCGGCAAGTACCGTCCCCGTGCCAGACCCGGAGTAATCGGTGCGCACTTCTGTGATCGCCCAACAATCCGCGATCACGAGCCGAATGTTCTTCCCTGTCGGCATGGGAAGCGTGTACCGGATCGCCGTCGTGCTCGAATCGCCCTCAAACTTTTGGCGGCCCGTCTTCTCTTCGAATTCCTGGGTGGCCGACGTCAAAAGCGCCGATAGGTCAGCCGAACCCGACGCAGTTACCCCGATCGTCGTCAGGAAGTTGGTTAGATCAGTGGTGGTCGGTGCAGCCATAAATTAGAAAGGCCACTCGGTTAGGAGTGGCCTGATAGTCGTCAGCCTGGTTAGGGCTTACGCAACGGAGACCGGAGCAGCGATAAACTGCCCGGCGGTCGTCAACTGAGTGTACGGCTTCGCTCGTGGTTGACCCATGATCGCAAGCAGAGCGTTTATGACCGTGTTAGCTACTCCCCGGTCGATCGCCACGCGGTAGTACCGCTTGGTTGGGTTGGTGGTGCCGATTCCGAGCATCTTGTTCGCCGTGTTTGCCGAAGCATCGGTGAACGACTGCGTTGCGTTGGTCACGTCGGCCCACGTTGAATTGTCGTCCGAAGACTGCAATTTCCACGTGAAGGTACCCGTATCAACGTTTGTCCCGAAGACCGCGAGGAAGGTCAAGCTAACCGGCCCGATGCCCTGAAGGTCAACGGCAACGCTGTTGACGTCGGTCGTGCCCGCTGCAAGCGTGTAGGTGGTCGTAGCGCCGTCGTTGGGAGCGACGTGCTGAATGGCCGAATCGAGGAGGAAGGTTGTCAACATGGTTAGCTCACCTTGACCCGTGCGAACGCGCCTTCTTGAGCCGGTGCGCCATCGGTTTCGAAGTTGTATACAAAGCCAAGTTCGTTGGAGTTGGCGTAAGTCTCGTTAAGGGGAATGATCTCGTTGAGAAGGTTGTCTACGATGATGTAACCCAACTTGAGGTTGGCAAGAGTCATCGGGTACGTGCCCGTGGTGATGTTGCCGCTGACGCCGGGGTCAGGCATGAACTCAGAGATGGCCGTGGGAACACCCAAGATCGTCGAAGGCATTCCGCCGACGAGCGTTTGCGCGTTGTACATACCGACACCTGCCGGGGACCAAATGTACTGGTTGTTGGAGTCCTTGACCTTTCGGATTCGGGCTTCCATGTTACGGTGAAGGAACCACGTTAGGTCTCCACGGTAACCAGCTTCGATGAGAGCATAAGCGTTGACGATATCGTCAAAACCGACCGTATTTGCAGTGCCCGAGGACACGTCTCGCGATGTGGAAACGCCCGACGTAGAAGCGACGTTGAACCCAAGCGGCTGACCCACACCGGTTCCGCTAATGAATGCCTTTTCTTCTGTGTAGGCTCGTGACCTTGTGATCTTGCGCATGAACTCCGCTTCAGCGTTGGCCGCGTTGCGAATGAGCTTGCGAGAAAGCTTGATGAGTTTAGACCCACGATGCGGCTGTAGTTCGCGTCGTCCGATGGTCGATTCCGTCGAAACCGAAACCGCCGCCGTCTCTGCGACCCACGAGAAATCATTCAGGTCGGACGAGGTGACAAATCCGAGAGAGTCAGCACCGAGAACCGAATAGACTTCCGACATCGACCGGATGTAGGTCATCTTGGCAACGTTGGTGATGATTCGCTCGGCCATCTGAAGAGGCGTCACGAAGTACCCCGCGCCAGAAAGGTCAGTCTCACTGAAAGCGTGAAGTTTCGCGTCTTCCTGCCATGCCTGGCGATAGGTTTCGCTTCGGTGGCCGCTTTTCAGCACTTCAAGGAACTGGTGGTCGATGTTCTTGCCTTTTTGCTTGGCGCTCGCATCAGCACGCGCCCCAGACGCGACACCGGAGCCCGGCGCTGGCTGAGATAGCAAGATCGTGGCCTGCTCGCTTTGCTTAACGAGATCAATTTGATCGTTAAGTTTGTCGAAGTCAGCAACCGCCTGAGTCCAAGCGGTCCTATCCGATTCGGTCATGTCGTTGGGGGTCCCGTTGGATTTCTCCATAAAGCCCCGGATGTCGTGCGCAAGTTTAATGCGCTTTTCCATTAGCTCTTTCAACATTTTATTTATCCTCTTGCAAAAGGAACAACGAATGCGACCGAAGGCGCAATAGTTCGATGCTCGCTGATTTGTCCTCTTCCAATTCGGGTGGACTCACCGACATTTCAAGCACGGAGCCCGAGACTGCGTGTATTTGCCGGATGATCAATTGCCGATCTTCGGAAAGCCGTCGTCCGTTTTGTTCGCGGAGTTTGGCGACGTCGAGTGCTCGTTGAATCCCAGCAAGCGAGAATTCAAGATGCGTTTCGAGATCCAGACCATGCGCTGAATCCCCGTTAAGACTTTGGACCTGTCGAGCTTTGGCAAGATGGTTCGCCCCAACCAGCACAATCGACCACTCATAAAGCTCGGTGACGCTGCGAATGAGGTTGCACGAGTATTTCCACGCTTTGATGGATTTGGCGTCGTACTGCGTGAGGTCACCACCCTCGTCTTCGATGGCTTTGAGAAGTTCCGCGCCCGAATTGAAGTATTGAATTGTTCCGTAGTCCGGGGTGAAGCCGATGGACACGCTGACCGACTTACCCGCGCCCATTCGCTCCATAGCGATCGTGCGAGCTTCTTGACCGGCTTCGGTCGCGTGGAACTGGGCAACGCTCACCAGCTCGTTTCCTTGGATCTTCGCCGAGATCGGCATACCGATGGGGAGATCATCCCAGTCGTGACCAACCAGAATCGCGCCATCGTTCACGAACCCTTTGAGCGCCGCCGAAGTAAATGCACCAGGCGCAAAGACGCACCCGATACGGAGCATGGTCCCCGTGGTCGAAGCTGTGACTTCGATCTGGTTATCCTTGATCGCACCAAGCGCGTGGAAAATGGCGGTCTTCTTTTCGTTCATGTTCATTCAACTGGTCCAAACGGGCTTAGTCCGTCCGACACCCGAACCCATCGGCATTTGCAATTCCCAAGGCAAACCGTGTTCCCTTCCCGAGGGTGAGTAAACGCGGTCGAATCATCAAAAGGAGAAAGCGACGCGATGTAAAGGCAGTCCGGACAATGTTCGGCAACGCCCAACTGCCAGTCATACTTTTCATCCGGCGTTCCGGCGGCAATAAAGCCCGCTGACGCGCTCGAAGAGGTCTTTAGGCTGTAGAGCCCTGCCCGCTGCCGAAGTGCCCCTTCGATGTCAAGGGACCCGTCATCGCCGTTGTACCGCCCGTCTTCAATGTCCTGAAGGAAGCCAAGCAGGAATTCCTGCTCTACGTCGGTCGTGGTCTTGGTAAAGTTCGCAACTTGGTCAGTCGTTGGCGTCGCTCCGCCCGTTTGGAGCCCGAGCGTGTACTGAACTTTGTGGGTGTCGTAGATCGCTTGAGTCAGCTCGCTTTTGAGCCCTTCGATATCGAGCTTCCCCGCTTTGTAGTCGTCAAAAGCGTTCATCATCGCCCGGTCCATCTTATTAATGTTCCGGTTATGCGTTGACTGTGCCAGCTTGTCTCGCGTGACCTTGTGGGTGACGATGCCCGGCGTTCGTCCGGCATTCTCTAGCCGTTTCCGGTTGGCTTCGCCCATGCGGATAGCCCAATCCGAAAGCCCTTGTTTCTTTGCCGTGTCCGCTGGTGCGCCGATGCCCGACGCCCGCGCCTGAAGGTCAAAGTAGGTCACACCCTTATCAGTGCTTTCCGGGGTCTCGCCCATCACCTCTTTAGCCCGGTAGCGGTCGATGATGCCCGCTAGGAAGTTTGCTCGGTTGTTCTCGTCTCGTGCGTTGGTTTCGTCGGCAAGCCATGATACGGCCGAAGTGTCCCACGCATACCGGAACATGGCCGGGTCCATTCCGAACTCGGGAAGGATCTGTTGAGACCACTGCGCCGCCATATCCCGCGCCATCGGAAGCACCGTGAGGTTACCAAGCGCGTCAAGTGCTTCAGCAAGGTTCGCGTAGGTCTTGGACGAAGAGGGCAACCCGAACGCCATCGGATCGCCACCGAGCGCCGCGCAAATTCGGTCGGTTGGAATCGAGCGAATCGCTCCAAGGTCAAGGTCTTTCGGGCTGAACGTTAGCGGATTGATTTTTGACGGAAACGGCAAGTAAACCGCTTGGCCGCGAGCGTCCAAAATTGTCTCATTGATCAGGTCACGCATATCCCGCATTTGTTGCGGAGTCGGAGCCGTGCCGCCTGGTGGAACCGTTTCCGGCGTCATCACGTGCGCGCCAGTCGCCCCATTCCGAAGAAGGGTATCGAGCCAACCCGACGCCTGATTATCCGCGCTGACTTCCCGAAGCTGACCGTAAAGCGGCGAGAAGCCGCAACGAACGTCAAGCGGATCAATCCCGTTGCGGGTCATCAAGACGTCTTCGTAGTTCAGATCAACCGGACCCGCGCCATAGGCCACGTAACGATAGTGGGTGATTAGCTTCAGCCCATCGGGATTGTCACGGTCGCTTAGGATCTGCGTCCAGTTGTGAGGCATGTACCAAAAGCCGATGAGCCGCCCCGCGTTGTCCCGTCGCTTAAAGAGAAACGAATGCCCGCGAGTGTCCAACGAAAGGATAAGGCCAGCAATCAGGGCATTCCCGTTGTAATAGTCGTTCGGGTGATTGAAAACGTTGACCGCTTGAGCGACCTGCGGACCTTGAGCACGATTCCACTGATTCTTGGCCGGGTTCCACTTTTGGACGATTAGCTCCAAGTCCTGAAGCATCGTCGCTTTTCGCTGAATGCACGTCGCGACAATCGAATTGTTCCACGGATCGCCAACCTCTTCGGCGTAGTTGATTCGCGAATTGCGAAGCCACGGCGTAGCACGGTACATTGACGGGCCACGGTTCGGGCCTTGCGGACGGAATGCCTGCAACCACTTGGTAGCCGTTTTTAGTAGGTTCATAGCATTACCTTTCGCCAATCGTCGAGATCCATAGAGAAGCCTGTCTGTCTCGGCCGGAACTCCCATGCAGCCAACGCAAGTCCGATAACCGTGTCATCGTGCATGCCGTCGGGTGCGTTCATCGTCACGGTTCCTTTCGCGGTCACGTCGTATTCGTAGGCAAGCAACTCGCCAGTCTGTACCGGGTCATTCAAAAGTGAAATCGCTCGCCGCTCAAACTGAAGTTGCAAATTCTCAATAAGCTGTCGTTTTGAGTCGTGCGTGAACTTGAAAGACACCACGCGATGACTCGGAAGCCGCCGCCGAATCAATTCATAGACTGGGTCCCCGACGCCCGTGGAATCGACCACGAGCACCGCGCCGGGGTGTTGCTCGACGACTCGCGCCACCCGTTCTACCGTCGCTTCCCACTGGATGCCGTTCCATCGGCTTAGGTGGTTTTGCCGCCCGTCCTCGCCTAGACCACTGAGTACCGAATAGTCCTGAGTCCGCGCAAGGTCAAGCCCGAAAAACTTACAAGGGTCGCCCTGCGTGTGGCTACCAATGCACTCACGAACGCCTTGGAACACGCCGCCCGCATCTTCAAGGAACTCCGCTAGATACTCTTGCCGGAATGACCGTTCCGGCATTTGCGCGCGGGCGATTTCGATGAACGATGACCGGATGTACGGGTTTGCCGACGTTGGAGCATGAAACGATGCCCAAAGGCTTTGCGTCGGGTCCTGCCCGCGCTGGAATGCTTCATGGAAGAAGTTCATCCCCTTGGGTGTGCCGAGTAGCCAGGCCTCGCCGCTGTAGTCGCTAAGCGTCGGAAGAATCGCGTCGTTCCAGATTTGGCCTAGCTTCTTGCAAAGCCCGGCTTCGTCGATCGCGACCCGTTTGTACTTTCGCGAACGGCCGGCGTCTTCGTCTTCGAGCGTCCAACCTTCCCACGTTCCGCCGTTGATCAGCTCAATTCGCCGGTCCGTCGCGTTAGCCGACTTGATGACCGGCTTCAGCCTCACCACCATGTCACGGAACGATTGAGCGAGGAGCTTGTACGTTGGAGCAAAGTAACCGAACGGGGCCGCTTCGTCGACCATCGTTTCGACGGCCAGCTCGCAGTTCACAAGGTGGGTCTTTCCAAACCGACGACCGCAGGCGACCGCGTTAAACGTCTTCCGAGCCGCTAAGATCCTCATCTGCCCCGGGTGAGGCATCGGGATACTCAATGCGATCTCTTTTGACACGGATGACTACTTCCCCGGAGTGATCGAGCTTCTCGGTGAACATTCCGAGGTACTTACCTTCGAGTTCAGCGGCTTTGAGAGCCGCGCTGAACTGCCCCGCTTCTTCTGCCAATTTGCCGCGTCGTTCGATGTCTCTCAAGACGTCGTCAGCGGTTCTCTTGGTCCGTTCCGCTCGTTGCGCAAAAGCTTCTTGGATAGCTTGCTGAATCAAAGGTTTTGAAAGGTTCTCGGTTGATATGGATTGAGCCGTTTTCGCGCTGTATCCTGCTTTGATCGCCGCCTGTGTCGCGTTTAGGTCAACAAGGTATTCCTGAACGAATAGCGCCTGCTTTGGGGTCAGCTTGCTATTCGCCATCGCGTCAGTTCCTTGGCTTCCCGCCGTTGCGCTCGTTGCTTCCGGAGTCGCCACGCCCGCATTCGGCTCCGGGTGTTGAGCTTGATCTTAGCCAACGTTCCCCGGCGGGTTGACGTCCTCACTGTCCGCACTGTGGTTCGGGTTCATGGTGCCGACAACCGCAAGCACGATCCCCGTGGCCACCGTCGCCTCTTGGGGGCTAAGCACACCACGCAGAGACAGCATCGTCAAAATGCCACCGACCACGGCCATGATGGACTTCGAGTTAAATACAAAATGCTTAAATGGCTGATTTTTCATGGCTTAACCTCGCGATAGCTTTTCTTTGATCCATTCCAAATTGGTCTGAATTTGGGTGAGTGTTTCCGCGACGTGCCGAAGCTCGGTGTTTTGGTTGTCGCTCTGGCGCTTCACCGCCGTGAGGTCGTTCTTGACCGCCTGCATGTCCACCCAAAGCTTTCCGCAAGCCACAGCAAGGCCCAGAACCGCTGAAGAGGCCACGGTAGTGACAAACGTTGTGAAGTCGATTGGGATTGTCATCGGCTTTAGTTCAAATCGCCCCGTCCGTGCCGGGTGTGGCGCCCAGGCGGTGCGGGGGTACTGCGGCCCGAACCATGGCGAGAAAGGGCCCATAACGAAAAAGGCCCCGCCTGATTATTCAGTGGGGCCTTCAAAAATTGTGGATATTCAGTCACACCGGTATCGGTATAACGAGAAAAGGGTATCACGGAATTGGCCGCTTGTCAAGGGCTGTCGAAAAATCTCAGGAAATTCATCGAGCCCCCGAGGGCATGACCCACGTATCGCCAACCTTCTTCGCCCCATCAGGGATAGGCGCATCGTCTTCAATATCGATCCCGCCAAATTCGAACGGGGTCGCCCGCATCTTGGCGACAAGGTCTTTCATGAACTGATTGAGCACCGTGCCCGCAACTAGCGGCTTTGGGTAGCCAAGCAAAAACATGACCCCTGCGTCGGCAAGCATCCTTGGCCAAAGCTCGCCGGGATAAGCGTTCTCAATCTTCGTGATGTCACCGCCGCCACGCCCGTCGCATTGTGAGGCCGACGGAGCATAAACCCAGAGTAGGAACGGCTTGGCTTTCCGAAACGTGCGTACCGACTGGATGTACTCCGATGCCGCAAGATTCAAGGACTGCCCCGTCATGCCCCCATTGCCGTTCGGCCTGATCCTGAGCTGAATGCCGTTCGCCCCACCCGCCTGGTAGTCAGCCCAAAGCTGAATCAACTCGATCGGCGTAAAGTCCCTTCGTCTTTTCATCCCGCCCTCCTTCCTTGGTATCGGTCGTTCCAGAATCACTTGAGTTCTGCCGGTTGAAGTTTTGATTCCTCTAGCGAGATCGCTCCTCGGCGTATTGCCATCATCAAGAAATCGACTCGCCTCGCCTTGTGGATGTCCTTCTTGGGGAACCTATTTTTGATCATGTCGAGCGCCGCGGCCCGCACGGATTCACCGTCAGCGTCGGCCCAATTCCCGCCAAATTCGCCGCTGACTGCCCACCATCGTAAGCCTTTTCCGGGCGTCGAGTCCGCCGCTCTACCGGGCAGGAACCGGCGGAAATCAACCCATCGAGGTGGGCGTTGCATGTCCGAATTCATGATCTTCTGGCAAGCCTGTTCGACTTCCCGATCGCTATATTCCTCAAGATTTGGCTCCCATGCTCGCCAAAGGTTGTTCGGCAAACCAGCCTGATTGAAGTTCCCCCAGAGCTTCGCCAAGGCCACCTGCTTTGGGCTTTGGCGGTTCTCGTAGCCGCTCATCGGATGACCTCACGTTGCCTTCGAAAGGCTTCCCGCTTCCTGTCGATCTCATCCTGGTCATGCCCTTCGGGGACGGGCAGCTTCGTCGGGTCGAATGCGGCAAGCGGGTTTGATTTCCCGAAAATCGCGCCGGCGCTTTTCGGCATAAGCCTCGTCACGGGGTCCGGTGGGTTTCCGGTTTCCGGGTCCGGTTCTCCCACAAAAATAAAATTGGGCCCAGGTTGAAGTCTTGCGGCAGGTGGCTCGGGGTCAGCAATTTCCGGGGCCTCCCCGTTCTTAGTACCTACTACCTCTTGTATTTCTTTATTGGGATGGGATGGGATGGGATGGGATGGGAGTAGCGTTACATGGTGTGTTACATGCGCGTTACATTCAATCGTGTTCGCATCCTGTAACAGCGTTACATCCGCGTTACACGATGCGTTACCATCAGCTTGCAACGGTGTTACACTCGGTTGTTTAGTTGGCTTCTGTGTTCGCTTCGATTCGCGATGAGCGGCAACCCTAGCTGCGGCTTCTTCGGCTTTCGCCTCTCGGGTTTGCTTGGACGGGTTGTACTTGAGGAATGACCGGATCTGATACCCGCCATCGACCTTCACCCACCACGGATCGCTGCCGCCTTTGCCTTCTATGAGGTCCTTGAGGCCGGTGGTGCGACCTCCTCGCAGTTTAAGTAATCGAGCATCCGAAATGAACCCGTCCGTCTTGAGGCGGTTGGCGCAAGTGATGCCGCAGATGTGGAGCGCGATCGCGTTGTCGCTCATCAGGGCGGTATCGTCCTCGTCGTCAAAAGTGTCGGTGATCCTAGCCCAAGCCATCAGTCAATCACCTCAATGGTCACCACGATTTGGCACTTGCCCCCGTGCTCCTTCTGCGTGCCCTTTAGCTCAACGTCTCCCACTTTTAACCACTTCCTAGTGTCGTCTGGTATCCAGCCCGCGTCCACGATGCCGTCGTAAGCTGCCTTAAGTGCGCCAATGGCGTTAGGTTCGTCGCGTGGTCGATAGATGTCCGGATCTGCGCTTGGCCCCATGTACCAATCGGTCGAAACTCGAATGCGCCTCGGGTACCAATCGCTAGGCTTGGCATTTTTGGCGAGCAACTTCACCACGTCCCGGTATCCCGTGGCTCGCTCGGTGCCGTTGGCTGCCTTGTGCCTTTGTCGCCAATGGTAGTGGGCATTCTGGCTCAATGCCCTTGGGGGAAGAGGGATAGTAAACGAGTAGATCAATCCTTCACCCCACAAATCTGCTTCACTGAATCGAAATCAAGCCTTAACTGGATGGCGATATCTTCAAAGCCATATCCTTGCTTGCGAAGCCTCTCAATGGTCGCGACGTGGCACTTGGTCGCTTTCATGAACGGGCGGCGAGCATGAACACGCCGCTCCCACTTGACTGAGTTATCACGGTTAAAATCGCTCAACGTTCGCCTCTAATCGGTTGGCCGCTTCGTCGAGCACGGCCACGTAGTAGAGCGCATATCCATCCTTTGATTCCACGCGCTTCACGTCCAAACCAAACCCCCGAAGGGCGACGGCAAGCTGGTCGCTCGCCATGTCCTTCGGGGCAAGATCGGTCGGGCTTGCCATTAGTCGTCCTCGAAGGGGTCGTATGCCGCCGCCTCGGGTGTTGGCGCCGCATTCCGCGCCGGTTGTCTCGTAGCTCCTTCGGGATCGTCTTTCACTCGGTCCAGGCCCTTCACGTTGTCCGCAGTGACTTCCCAAATCTCACGCTGCACACCTTCTTTGTCGGTGTACTTGCGAGACTCAATCCGGCCATCGACGGCGATTAGGCGGCCCTTCGTGATGTAGTTCGAGACGTATTCGGAGTTGTGCCCCCAAGCTTTGACGTTAAAGAAATCGGCGGTCGGTTCGTTCGGATCGGTCGGCTTGCGGCCCTTCTCCACCGCAATGGAGAAGGTGGCGTAGTTCTTTCCCGTGGTCGTCGTGCGGATTTCCGGATCTCGGGTGAGTCGACCAATGAGGACGATGCGGTTAAACAATCAAGGCCTCCTGAGTCTTATCGGCAAACGGGTCTTCAGTCGCGCCAACCAGTTCGGGCTTTTCAAGATTCGGGAAGCCTGATCCAGCCCATTCGATCACCGTCTCAAAGTCACGCAATCCGCCTTGGTGCGCCTGGGTAATTGCCGCCGCCGCCGTGATCGGCAGGTCGGAGTCTTTGCAAAGGTCGACCAGTTCCTGCCACTCCATTGGGCTTGGATTGAATTGATTAAGTGCGCTTGTCAAAGCCGCGTTGCGCTCGGCACGGTTCCATTCGTTTGCCAATTCGAGGCTTCGAATACCAGCCGCGTGAGCCGCCTTGACGATCTCCGCGCCAACCTCAACGGGCCGCCCACGAAGGAACCGAGTCCAGTCGGGAGTATCAAAACCCCATGCCGCCCGAATCGCTTTTAACTCGGGATCACCCTTTGGCCGCGGTTGACTTGCGACGTCACCGCGCGGCTGAGCCGCATCCTCTTGAACCGGGGAAGGTCGCTCGGCAATCTCCTGAACTTCGGCCGAGTCAAGCCAGTTCAAAAACGTGTCGCCGGTCTTCGAGTCAATCCGAAAAATCCGGTTTCCAAAAAGACCGGTCCGGTCCTTGGTTTGGGAAGCGTTGTGCGCCATGTCGAGCTGGAACACGGTCGTAAACTCGTATTCGACATCCGGTTCTTGAATAGCCGCGAGTCCGACCTTTTGGACCTTGCCGCCCTCTTGGGAGTAGTCCGTCTTCGCCCGCATGCACGCGATAACGTGAATGCGGCTTTGAAGAATGGCGTTCTTGAGTTCGTCGGCTTCGGCCTTCACCGGCCCCCAGTTCGCGTACTGGTTTTGCTTCCCGCCGCGCTGGTCGAGTTGCTCCTTTCGGTCAAGCAAATACTTCCAAGCGTGAGAGAAGGAATCAATAATGATGACCTTGTATCCCGCTTCTTCAGCTTGCTGAATCGCCGCAATGTACTTCTCAGGGGAGAATGGCGGCTCAATGTCCGCAACGTCGAATTCGGTCACGTGTGAGTAAAGCGACGCCGAACCATTCTCCGTGTCGATGACCGCGATCGGCCCGCCCTTCGCCAATCCCTTCGCCAATTCGAGCGCCGAACGAGTCTTCCCGCTCCCTGATGCGCCCATCAGCCCTACTTTCAAGAAGACGCGCTTCCTGCTGGCTTTCTTAAATAAGCTCAAATTCCTTCCTCCGTTTTGGTCGTGCAGGCGGTATCATCAGACAGACAGTTCGTCCGATCCGCCTCAAGTGGGTCGTGGGCCTCGCTCTTGTCAGGGGGCGGGGCCTTTTTGGTGTCTCGGATTCGATTTGCAATTATCCGAATCGCGTTTACGCTCACGGAACCGGTCGCAGACAACGGGGCGAAAAGCGCAGCGAGTGCTTCGGCTGTCTCATCAGTCCGCCCCCAGCCCCAGTACCGCGAGGCAATTTCCGCCTCAACGATTGGCGAAAACAGGCGTCTACGTCCTTGGGCCTTTCGGTCGCTAAACACGGTTTCTGTGTTCATCCGCACTAATATACACGGGCAACACGGGTTCGGTGTATGGAATTTTGTGCTTTTTTGGTGAATCCTTACGGCATGGCTTATAGCCCTGGCGAAAAAATAGGCATCGCACGATCCAAGAAAGGCCCCAAAGGTTGGAGCCAGACTGATTTGGCTACGGCGCTGGCCAAAAAACGGGCATTAGGCATTGATAACGTCCCGAAGTGGCGCTGTCGGATTGCGAACTACGAGAACAACCGTCCAACCCCACCGCCGGAACCTTTGAAGCTCATCGCTGAAGCCCTTGGGGTGTCGCTCAGCTGGTTTTATGAGCCGGAGGACGACACGCCGGTCTGGAAAGGCGTTGAGATCGACGGCGCGGGGGTCTCAGCGTTTGCCAGCGTTGTGCCTATCGGTAAAACCCGAATGATATATGCTGGTGAAACCCCTTGCTCAACTAATTGGGGCGATCCGCTTTCAGGAGGTGAGGACATCGAAGTAGACGCACGCTTCGCGGGACGCGACCGGTTTGTCACTCGGTTTGTAAACGACTCGTGTTACCCTGCGCTCAAAGAAGGCGACCTTGGTATATGGGAGCGAGACAATCGCCCGAACTTTGGCGTCATCGTCCTTGCTCAACGCAAAGGCGACCATGCGTGTACCGCTAAGATGCTCGCCGTCGATACCAAGACTTTGACGCCCAAGCTGCTACCTATCAATCCTCAGACTGAACCGCCAAGCAACGGTGAAGGGTGGGGAGCCATTGCTCGCCTAGTGGGCGTCATCCGCGATGAAGACGGGCTTGAGCAGACGTGGCATCGACCGAGCGGGCTTCGACCAAGAGACCTAATTCCCGCCATGTGAACGCCTAACAAAAAACACCAAAAAAACACCACTTAAAAACACAGAAACTGTGTATCATGTTCTCCGTAGCCCGCTGACACGGGCATAGGAGAACTAAGATGCGAGCTGTCAACTTTTGCCGACACTGGGAGAACCTTCGGGAAATCTTCCGCGACCTTCACGATCTGTTCGTCGCCCCCTATCGAATCCGGGTGGTGCTCTAATGCCCACCCCAACCCGAACCTTCGTCGAGATCGATATCGAGCTCGATCAAATCGCCGATGCCTTCGACCGATTAGGCGACGGGGGCACGGAAGAAGAAATCCTCGCTGCCGTCGAAGCCTACTTCGGCGACCTCATGGACGAGCGAGACCGCAAGCTCGACAACTACGCTCGCTTCATCGCTCAGCGACAAGCTTACGCCGAGTTCCGCGAAACCGAGGCCAAGCGCCTCGCCGCCCTTGCCAGAGCGGATCTGAACGCGGCGAAATCCTGCAAGGATCGCCTTCACTGGCTATTCGTTGAGCGCGGCTGGACCAAGATCGAGACGCCGAATCACAAGTTCGCGATCCAAAAGAACGGCGGCAAAGTCCCGCTCATCATCGCCGACATCGACCCGACGCTCGTCCCGGTGAAATACCAGAAGGTCACCGTTACCCTCGATAACGACGCGATCCGTGCGGACCTAGACGGCGGCACGAGTCTCCCATTCGCCCGATTCGGT